AAGGCCGTAGGACGCCCCACAAGCGCTCAGGAGCCCATCTGACAGGGTGAGCACCTCGCCATCCTCAAAGCGGCTTACAAGCCCCGCTAGCAGCCTGTGTGGCAACGCGACGGTGCCAGGTGCCTCTACAGCTGCGGGCACCGTGACGCTGATGCCAAGGTCCAGGTTGAAGCCGGTGACGGTCATGGTTGCGCCATCGGCAGCAAGCAGGCAGCAGCTCAGGATCGGGTGGCTGTTGCTGGTGCTGATGGCTGGGGCAATGGTGCGTAGCGCATGGGCGAGGTCGCCCTGCGTGGTAATGAGCTTCATTGGTGCAGGTGTGTGAGATACCAAGCAGCCTTGGCTAGGTCAATGTCGCCAGCCTTAAGCCTCTCGCGCCAGCAGTATTTCATAACATTGCCTTTGATGTAACCGCGCCATTCCTCTGGTGTGAGTGCTGCGCGGATTGCATCAATGCATTCAATGCTGCTGCTGGTGTAGTGGCTTGGGTGGTCAACGGGATCCGACACTGGCCGCTTGGGTGAGGTAAAGGATGATGCGGTCGTAATCAGCAGCAAAGCTGGCGACCAGTTCAGCGGGTATGGGTACGCCGTCATCGGTGGCATTATCCACCACTGCGGCGGCATAAGCAAGTGCATGGTCCATGGTGTCGCTGAGGCGATTCAGGACTGGTTGCTGCTTGGGTGAGATGTTGACGAGATCCATGTGATGACATAAGCGACAAGCTGCTCAACCATGCGGCGTGGGATGTCCCCGCGCACATTGGCAAGCGCATCGGACACTAGCCGGTGATAACCAGCAACGGTAAGTCCACTGTCGCAATTCGACACCAACGCCCTGCTGCGGATCAACTCCGCCCGTGACACCCCAGCCGCTGCGGCCTGATGGTCCAGTGCCACCAGGTCTGCAGGCTCAAAACGGACTTTGATTTCTTTCATAACGGTCCTAACGGTCGCCTAACAGTGGGCGTTCGGCGCAAATCGCCCGCCACCACTGGGCTGAGCCCCTAACCTAACACTCCTAACGCTAAAAAAACATATACATACATAAAGAGAGGCACACCACCTACTCACACACTTACACCCTCTCTCTTAAAGGGGGGCTCTTCTGAAAAAGCGTTAGGACCGTTAGGACCGTTAGGATCCAGTGTTTGCAAGGGATCTCGGCCGAACGCCTCCGAACGGTCAGGCGGCTTCAAGGGGGATTTTGGTGGCTCGACTGTTACCGCCTGAACCTTTGAACCAAATAACGCCCACCTTCTCGGCGCCCGGCAAACGCGCCAGCACGGTTGACCAGCAGTTGCTCCAGGGCGTGTCCGAAAGGATGGCGGCGATGGCGTTGGCGGTGTTGGATACGCAGATAGCGCCCTGCTCAGCCTTGATGCCATTACGTCCGAGTGTGGCCACTGCCAGCTCGGTTGTTACAACCATGTCATTGCCATGATGCAACGCAAGATCTACAAGTTCGCCAATGGTTCGGGTTACTGTTTTATCTCCCTCGACCCGTATTTGATGCTGCAAGATGCGTTGGAGGCAGCGCTTTTCGTCTGGTATTTCAATCGACTGAGAGTAAGGTTCCCAGTTGTTTTGCTCAATCAATTGCCATGCTTGCTCTCGGGTAACGACCTCACTGGACTGCAAAGACCACGCGCCTGCTAATAGCGTGCCGTATTGATCACCAAGCCGTTGGCTATCAAATGCCTCAGCAGCTGCACGGGTAAAAATGCGCACACTGGCACGGATTACGGGTATCAGTGCAATGGTCCGTGCCTGCAATCTCTGCCCAATTGCTTCAGATACATGCTTGTCAAGGTCGCGGTCTAGGGCTTCCCAATGGGCAATACGTTCAGCTTTTGGTAGTTCATTTGGATTCCGCAATGTGAGCTGAGCAAAGCGTGACTTATCAGCACCTTGCTTGAGCGCGGTTGCAATGCTGCTCATCAGAAACATCGACCGGATTGTGTAACGCTGTGTATCGCCTTCGGGGCTTCCCTTGAGGGTGTGGGCTTTGGACTCCGAGCTGGCAACCCGCGCCAGGCCGAGAATGGCCTGCATCCGCTGCTGGTCTGTGCGTTCGTTGGATTCGGCCTCGTCAAAGACCACCGGCAGGGCATCGGCTCGTAGGGCTTGCCGGATGCCGGGCTCTGTGGTGTTGCCAGCTACGACCAAACCCATATCCCCTAGCAGCGGCGAGATGTAGCGGTCAAGGATGGCCGACTTGCCGGAGCCTGCACCTGCTGTTAGCCAGGCATGAGGACGCCAATCAAGGGCGCCGCAGATCGGGGCAAGAGCAGCCCAGCCAGCTAGCAGTAGGCCGGATGCGGGGACCTCCCAATGGAAGCGTTCGGCCAGCTCAGCCAGGACAAACGCTTCGTCATCGGCTAGGGGCCTCGCATCTGCTGGACCACGCAGGCGTGCAAGGCGCTGATATAGGTAGGCGCTGCCGTGGACGCCAGAGCTGACATCACGCGGGTCACCGTCAACGACAAGGCGATCACCAAGGTGCAGCACGCTGACGCGCTTGTCCCACCATGCACCACGGCCACGGATGCGGTCTGGGCTGTAGACGCCAACAGCGGCTTGGCGTTCAAACAAGCTGCTTGCTGCTGCGGTCCAGTTGACGCCAGTCTTGGATGGGTACAGGGTTTCCCAGTAACCAAGAGGCGCCAGTGACACCAGATTGGTTCCGGTATGGCTGCTGCGCGATAGGCGGGTTACCTGTCCGGTGCTGTGCGGCTGGTAGTAGAAGCTGTCATTGTCAAAGCCGAGGCAGACAAAGCAGCTATCAGCCTTCGGTATGGGATCGGGTTCTGGAACCGGCTTACTCAGCAACGGTGCATCCACGGGATCCGGTAGCTCAACGGGCGCTGAGCGGTTGGACATAAGATGCGCTGCAGCTTGGCCTAGCGACCAGTCCGCATCAGCGAGGTCCCATCCCTCGGGCACACCTTCAGGCGGATGGACAATGCGGACCTGCGTAGCACCAGCAGCAAGTAAACGTGGCGCTAACTTGGCCATTGCCTCACGGCCTGGCATGTCCGCATCAGGCCATAGCACGCAACGGCGGCCAGCGATAGGGGACCAGTCGGCTTTGTCGATGGCCTGGCAGCCTGACGCCCAGGTCAGTACGGCATGGCCGGGAAACAATGCAGCGGCTGCATCAGCAGTCTTCTCGCCTTCTACGATCAGCAGCGGCAGGCTGGCATCACGACGCGCCCAGTACAAAGGACGCGGTGATGGCGGTGCCTTGCGTCGCCAGCCCTCGCCGTCAAACCAGAGTGGGCGGATTTCTTTCTCGCCATCCGGCAGGTTGCGGCGTAGCACATAAAAGGTGTCTGTGTACCGCCAGTGCGCATCCCAGCCTTTCAGAGGCGGTGCTGGTATTGGCTTAGCTAGGCCGAGGTGCTGTTCAACCCGCTGCGCTGCTTCGGCAAAGCTCAAACCCGTGCGACGCATCAGCATGTCCATGCCGCCGCCCGCTCCGCCAGTCCCGGCCTTGCCGCCGCACTTGTTGCAAAACCAAGAGCCTGAGCCGTCTTGGTCGTCAAAGCGGTAGCGATCGCGCCCGCCGCAGAGCGGGCACGGCTGATGCTTGTCAGTGAGCTGCTCGGCGGTCAAGCCAGCAAGCTGCTGCAGCAGGTCTGGCCACCTGCCGCGTGCTGCGTCAAGGATGCTCATGACTCGCGCCGTCCGGTTGCTGGCAGCAGGCCGTTGCGATGCAGTCGCATTGACTCGGCAATCAAGAGCCGTATGGCGGTGCTGCGAGAAAAGGTGTCGCCGCGCCAAGTGTCCAGCCAAGCAAGCTGGTCTGGCGTTAGGCGCAGCGGAACTGGATGGGCTAGGGGCATGGGCCGTACTGGGCGCTTGACAAGCGTAGCCGGTTCCTCTACGGTGTGCAAGCCTCACAGCACTGCCATGAGCGCCAATGATCGTCGATTTACAAGCATCACTCGTACGGTTGGCATCAATTACACCCACACCATCGACGCAATCGATCAAGACGGTCGAGCGTGGTGGCTTGTGTTAGGCGACAACAGCGCGCCAGGGACATGGACTGAGCTGCAGCCATTGCCTAGCCGCGAAGACCGCCCATGACCTACAAAGACTTCCTAGCCTCCAAATCCACCGCGTGCCCTGCTGCTGGCTTTGACCCGCAGCAGTTCACCGCGCCGCTGTTCCCATTTCAGCGGGACATCGTGACCATGGCCTGCCGCGTTGGCAGGTTCTGCATCTGGGCCGATTGCGGCATGGGCAAGACCGCCATGCAGCTTGAGTGGGCGCATCAGGTGCACCAGCACACTGCCCGCAACGTGCTGGTGCTAGCGCCGCTTGCCGTTGCTCACCAAACCGTGCGCGAGGGTGCCAAGTTCGGCATCCCCTGCAAGTTCGCCACCACTCAGTCTGACGTGCAGCCAGGGATCACGATCACCAACTACGAAAAGCTCAGCCACTTTGATCCGGCTGCCTTTGGCGGCGTAGTGCTCGACGAGAGCAGCATCCTCAAGGCATACACCGGCAAGATCCGCAACCAGATCATCGAGTCATTCGCGCAGACGCCATTCCGCCTGGCCTGCTCAGCCACGCCGGCGCCTAACGACCACATGGAGCTGGGCAACCATGCCGAGTTCATCGGCGTGATGACCAGGACTGAGATGCTGGCCATGTTCTTCGTCCATGACGGCGGCGACACCAGCAAGTGGCGGCTCAAGGGTCACGCGCAGTCCAAGTTCTGGGAGTGGGTCTGCAGCTGGGCGGTGACGATCCGTAAGCCGTCAGATCTGGGCTACGAGGACGGCAGCTTCATTTTGCCCGAGCTATCCATACAAGATTGCACCGTCGAGACACTACGCGAAGCGATGGCTGACGACGCTGGCCAGATGGCGCTGTTTGCCATGGAAGCCCGCACTCTTAGCGATCAGCGGCATGTGCGCAAGGCATCATTGCAGATGCGCGTCGATGCAGCAGCGGCCTTGGCCAACAGCAACACCGAGCAATGGCTGGTCTGGTGTGATCTCAACGATGAGTCAAAGGCTCTCACCGCTGCCATTGATGGCGCCGTTGAGGTGTCAGGCAGTGACAGCGATGACCATAAGCGCCGAGCTGCCATTGACTTTCAAGATGGCAAGATCCGCGTGCTGGTCAGCAAGCCCAGCATCTTCGGCTTTGGCCTCAACTTTCAGGGCTGCCACAACGTCGCCTTCGTTGGTCTGTCTCACAGTTACGAGGCGTTTTATCAAGCCATCCGCAGGTGCTGGCGATTTGGCCAGCAGCACCCTGTCAACGCTCACATCATCTACGACGTGGCCGAGGGTCGCGTGATCGAAAACATCCGCCGGAAGGAAGCGGACAGCATCGCAATGGCTGAGTCAATGGTCCAAATCATGAAGCAATCCACCATGGAACACCTCAAAAAGATCCAGCGCCAAGTGGCGCCGCACATCACTGAGCATCAGTCCGGCGACAATTGGGACCTGTACATGGGCGACTGCGTCGAAAGCATCAAGCAGCTCGACTCAGACAGCATTCACTACAGCATCTTCAGTCCGCCCTTCGCGTCGCTTTACACCTACAGCAACAGCGACCGGGACATGGGCAACAGCCGCAACGATCAGGAGTTCTTTGATCACTTCGTTTACCTGGCCAAGGAACTGCATCGGGTCCTGATGCCCGGCCGACTGATCAGCTTTCACTGCATGAATCTGCCCAGTAGCAAAGAGCGTGATGGCTTCATCGGTGTTAAGGATTTCCGTGGTGACATGCTGCGCATTTTCCAGGCAGCAGGCTTTGTCTTCCATTCGGAGGTCTGCATTTGGAAGGATCCCGTCACCGCCATGCAGCGCACCAAAGCGATCGGCCTGCTGCACAAGCAGATCCGCAAGGACTCAGCCCTGAGCCGCCAGGGCATCCCTGACTACTTGGTCACGGTGCGCAAGCTGGGCGACAACCCCGAGCCATGCGCTGGCCCGTTCACTGAGTTTGCAGGCGAGAATCCGCCAGCCAAGACAGGCGACGCCATCAAGGACAGCATCAACATCTGGCAGCGCTACGCCAGCCCGGTGTGGATGGACATCAACCCATCCGACACGTTGCAGTACCGCAGCGCTCGCGCCAATGAAGATGAACGCCACATCTGTCCACTGCAGCTGGAAGTGATCCGCCGCGGGCTGCAGCTGTGGAGCAACCCAGGCGATCTGGTGCTGAGCCCATTTGCTGGCATCGGCAGCGAAGGCTACGTCAGCCTGCAGATGCAGCGCCGGTTCGTCGGCTTTGAATTGAAGCCCAGCTACTTCAACTGCGCGGCCAAAAACCTGCAGTCAGTTGAATCGCATAAGCAGGGAGAGCTGGTGTGAACCTCCGCCCTTACCAACAACAGCTCATCACCGACATCCGCCTGCAGTACCAGCTCGGCAAGCGCACGGTTCTAGCAGTGCTGCCCACCGGCGGCGGCAAGACAGTGTGCTTCAGCTATATCGCCCAAGCTGCCGCCCGCAAGGGCAACCGCGTCTGCATTCTGGTGCATCGCGCAGAGCTGTTGGACCAGGCCAGCCGCAGCCTTACGGCTATGGGCGTCACCCATGGCCGCATCGCAGCAGGCCGCAGCATGGACCTAAGCCATGCGGTGCAGGTGGCCAGCGTCCAGACCCTTGCCCGCAGGCTGCACAAGCTGCCGGGAGAGTTCTTTCAGCTCCTGGTGGTGGACGAGGCACACCACACCAATGCTGGCCAGTGGTCCACGGTCATTCGCCATTTCCAAATAGCGCACGTTTTAGGAGTGACAGCGACGCCATGCCGTGGTGACGGTCGTGGGCTTGGTGACCACTATGAGGCCATGGTGCAGGGACCCAGCGCTGCATGGCTGACCGATAACGGCTACCTCGCCAGTGCCCGTGTGCTGGCGCCGCCGGGGTTCAATACCACCGGGCTGCGCAAGCGCATGGGTGACTTCGACACCAAAGAGGCTGAGCAGCGCGTTGGCATCATCATGGGCGACTGCTGCAGTCATTACCGCAAGCATCTGGCAGGCCAGACCGCTATTGCGTTCTGCTGCAGCGTGGCACATGCCGAAGCGGTTGCGGCGCTATTCATGAGCCAGGGCATCCCAGCCGCCAGCATTGATGGCACCATGAGTAATGATTGCAGGCGAGATCTGTTGCAGGCACTGGGATCTGGCAGACTCAAGGTGCTGACCAGTTGCAGCTTGATTGGCGAGGGCGTAGACGTGCCCAGCGTCGGCGGGTGCATCCTGCTCAGGCCTACGCAAAGCGTCAGCCTGCATTTGCAAATGATCGGCCGCTGCCTGAGACCCAGCCATGGCAAAACCGCTGTGGTGCTGGACCATGTGGGCAACACGCTGCGGCTAGGGCATCACCTAGAGGACCGCGACTGGACGCTGGATGGCATCAAAAAGCGGGATAGCGACCGCCCACCCAGTGTGAAGGTGTGCCCGGTGTGCTTCGCCACCAGCATGAGCACCGCGCAAGTGTGCTCTGACTGCGGGCATGTGTTCGCCCCGCAGGAGGTCAGGGAGCTAAAGGTGGTCGAGGGTGAGCTGCAGGAGCTGACCACACGCGAGCGCAAACGCGAGCAAGGTAGCGCCCAGTCCCTCGACGACCTCCGCAAGCTGGCGCAGCAACGCGGCTACAAACGCGGCTGGGCAGAGCGCGTGTATCAGGCTAGGTTGGCCAAGCGGCATGGCATAGTTTGAGCGAGCAACGCATCCAGCAGGAGATCCGGCTAGCCATCAGCCACGGTGATATTAAGGTGTTCCGCAACAACACCGGCACCCTGCGCGACCAGCATGGCCGCCCTGTGCAGTTCGGCCTGTGCAAAGGCAGTGCTGACCTGATCGGCTGGCGGACGGTCACCGTCACCCCTGAGATGGTCGGCACCCAGGTGGCTGTGTTCCTGTCGATTGAGGTCAAGACACCCACCGGCAGGCTCAGGCCAGAGCAGCAGCAGTGGCTGGATGCGGTGCAGGCAGCAGGCGGTATCGCTGGTGTGGCACGCAGCGTTGAGGACGCCCAACGGTTGACCATGGTTGACCACGGTGGTAGTATTCCTCCAGCCACAAGCCGGATGCATGGCCCGGAGTTAGTCCCGTCAGCGACGAAGGCTGGCCATCACCCATAAGCCGGATGCAGGGGCCGGAGACAGTCCCGCCGACGACGCAGGTCGGCCGCCTCGGGGGTCGGGCGTTACCTGACCTCATCCATTCCCCTCACCACGCTTGACCACGGCGGCACATGGTGTAGGATATGGGGGTCCCAAACGGATTCCACCCATGACCGTCTACACCCTTCAGCGCTCTGAGACCCAACACCTGCCCGCTGCCCGCTGCACCTTTCAGCAGCGCGTCTCGGAGTCTGGCAAAAAGTTGGTTGGCGTGACCATGCTGCATCTCACTACAGAAGGCTGGGGCGGCACCATGGGGCGCGGTGACGGTACTTACACCGTTAAGCAAGCCAGGGAGTTCTACATAAACCTGCTTGATCGCGGATTTGCCGCTGTCTGACCCTCGCGGCCAACCGGGAGCCGCACCCAATCCCGGCACCATTCCACCCGCTTTAACACCATGACAACCACAATTGCCCTACTGACCGCGCTGCTCCTGCTGCCGCTGGTCATCCTGCTCTGGGCAACCGAGTCCACTGAGCAACGCGCTAAGCGGCTCCGGGGCTACGGCTGGACGCAGCGCCGCATCGCGGACCACATGCACATCAGCCGCTACCGCGTCCGCTTAGCACTGGCGTAAAGAAAACGGGGCGGCCACACCAACCGCCCCACCTCAACACACCGCGTTAATTCTATGACCGACTCAGACCGCTACTGGACTTTCATCACTGCAGCGCAGTACGCCGGCAACTTCTTTACCGCCTTGGCTGAAGCCGGCCTCAAGGCTGACCCGATCAACCGCGAGCGCCTGCTGCTCGCATTCCCGGAGATTTACGCCACCTACGGCCCTAGCAGCCGGCTGCACCGCAAACTGCGCGAGGGGGTGGAAGCATGACCATCTCTAATGCCGACTATCACGCTGACCCAGCCATCAGCGCCAGTCACCTCAAAGCGGTAATGCAATCGCCTTACCACTATTGGGCGCGATATCTGGACCCGCACCGCTTGCCGGTTGAACCGACAGCAGCGATGAAGCTAGGCAGCTTGGTGCATTGCGCCGTGCTGGAGCCTGATGAGCTGTCATCCCGCTATGGCGTCTGCGGGCCACGCAACACCAAAGCAGGCAAGGAGCAGGCTGAGCAGATGGCTGCTGCTGGCATCGAAGCCGTGACGGCCGGCGACATGCTTACTGCTAACTGCATGGCCGATAGCGTCCGACAGCATCCTGCTGCATCAGCGCTGCTGGCTCATGGCAAGGCCGAACAGTCGTTCTGGTGGGATGACCTGCCAACAGGACTGCGCTGCAAATGCCGCCCAGACTGGTATCAAGGCAGCACCATCGTTGACCTGAAGACATGCCAAGACGCCAGCCCTGCAGCGTTTGCCCGTAGCGTGGCGACCTTCGCCTACCACGTCCAGGCAGCGCATTACCTGACTGGCCTGCACGGCGCTGGCCGGTTTGTGTTTATCGCAGTGGAAAAGACTGCGCCGTATGCGGTCGCCGTTTACGAACTGGACCACGCCGCTATGGCATTAGGGCGGACCATGCGCGATAATGCATTGGACGTGATCGCCACCTGCAAGGCCGCTGACATGTGGCCCGGCTACGGCGACACCTCAGTCCAAACGCTCAGCCTGCCCGGCTGGGCACTTAATGCCAACCAGCAATCACCCATCGAGTTCTGATGTCAACCGCTATCACCCTTTGGACCCCAGAGCAAACGCAGCTTATTAGCAGCACCATTGCGCCAGGCTGCAGCAATGATGAGCTGCGGCTGTTTGCCTATGCGTGCCAGCGCACTGGCCTTGACCCGTTCAGCAAGCAGATTTACGCCATCAAGCGTGGCGGCAAGATGACCATTCAAGCGGGCATTGACGGCCTGCGTGCCATTGCCGAACGCACCGGACAACTAGACGGCAGCGAGACGTACTGGTGTGGTGATGAAGGCGAATGGAAAGACGTATGGCTCTCCAGCAAGCCGCCCGCTGCAGCTAAGACCATCGTGCATCGCAAAGGCAGCCAACACCCTTTTATTGGTGTTGCCCGCTTTGCTGACTACAACGCCGGCCAAGGGCTGTGGTCCAAGATGCCAGCCGCCATGATTGCTAAGTGCAGCGAGGCGCTTGCCCTCAGAAAGGCATTCCCTGCCGACATGTCTGGTGTGTACAGCACCGACGAAATGGACCAAGCCGAGACTGTTACGGTCACGCCAGCTGAGCAGGTCAAGCTGCCTGCTACCACCAAGGTAGACAGCAGCAAGACGTTCACCGCTGGTAAGGCGGCCATCGCTAAGGCCAAAACCCTGCAGGATCTAGAAAACCTGCAACCGCGTATGGCGGCACGGCTAGAAGCGGGTGAGATCAGCCAAGAGCAGCACGATCAACTTTTGCAACTAATGCTTGAAAAAGAGAATGAGTTATCTGACAACTGAGCAACTAGCCGAGCGTTGGGGCCTCAAGCCGTCCAGCATTAAGTCTCAACGATTACGCGGCCAAGGGCCTAGCTATTACACAGTCCCGAGGCTAGGATGTCCACTCGGCCAGTCCCGCGTCAGGTACAACCTGCCTGATGTACTGGCCTTTGAAGAAACCCATTCCATTACACCAATCAACCCATGAGTTTGTATGCTTCCGGCGTCGTGCGCATTATTAGCGAGCCGCAAATTAAGTTTTTTGATTCCGGTACTTGTGTTTGCAACTTTGGTGCAGGCATTCAGGAAGGCAAAGATAAAGACGGCAACTACATCAACAATGCAATTGACGTAGAGGTCTGGGGCAAAGGCGGTCAGATGATTGCCGACAACTGCAAGAAAGGCGACAGCATCATGGTTACTGGCGGCATTCGCCGTCAGGACTGGCAGGACAAGGAGAGCGGCGCTAAGCGCTCTAAGCATGTGCTGAACGTCACCCGGTTTGAATACCTGCCGCGTGCTGCCGCTGCTGCTAGCGAGGAGCCTGCATTCTGATGAATCAAGCCAGCCTTGAAGCTGCATTCAAGGAGTGGTGGGAGGCGTCCTACGGGCGCCCTCCTGGCACCCATGCAGTGATGACCCATGCCGCCTTTGCGGCCCATGTCCTTGAGTTGATGGAGCTTATCAGTGAACAACCCAATAGCTGACCAGCAACGGCAGGACTACCTGGAGTGGCTGTATCACCATTATGGCCGCACCTGCGAAACCTACACGGGGCTGTATCAGCAGCGCATTGCTGACTTGGTAAAGCGCGACATGGAGGAGGCTTTGAATGACTAACCTCTCCCCTGCCGCGCAGGCGGTGCTGAATGCCTTCGGCAAGTACCCATTGCATGGTGATCACATAGCCGAAAACTTGATGCACGGCGCCCTCCCCGCCGCCCTGCGAGCTGCTGTAGATCAGGTGGTGCCGTTTCCTGGTCGTTACCCCATGAACGATTACATGGAGGGGTTTCGTGATGCCAAGCAAAGCGTTCACCATCAACTCCTGGCCATTGCCGCCGAGCTGGAGGGTAATGCCTAGCCCGCGCATACCAACGCAGCGCGGTCGTAACTACACGGTCAACATCCGCATGAGCCGTGAAGAGATAGAAGCTGCCCGCAAGCTGGGCGGCGGCAATATCAGTCAAGGTTTTAGGCACGCCATTCGCTATGCGACGGATCGTGATATGAAGCCGGTGACGCTTACAACGCTGCTGCGTTCGGCTGCCGTCCTTGCCCAAGATTTAGAAGATACATGCAAGCAATTCAGGTCCGATGCTATGAGCCGAGTTAGACGTGCCAGCAGTTCAAGTCCGATGCCCTAGCTGCTCATGTCAGCAGACGTATGTCGTTATGACCAATCAATTGGCTGACGGTACGATTGTTAGGCGTCGCCGCTGCGATGGGTGTAATCACCGCTGGTACACCAAGCAACCGGCAGAAATTCAAATTTCAAAGTATGACCTGAAATGGTCAGCATCTAAGCACTGCACTGGTAAACACATTATCGACATCAATGATCCTATCTGACACCGAAATCGAAGACCTAATCGCCACTCAGGGGATGGTGCAGGGCCATGACCCAGAGCTGATCAATCCTGCCAGCTTGGACCTGCGGCTTGGCAACCTGATCATGCTTGAATCGGTCCAAGGGCACCAGATGATTCCGCTTGACATCAGCGGTTACACCGTGGAGCATCCATACGAGTTGGTGCCTGGTCAGTTTGTGCTGGCCCAGACGGTCGAGACCTTTTATATGCCGGAAGATATCGCCGGCCTGTTCTTCCTGAAGTCAAGCCGCGCTAGGGAGGGCTATGAGAACCTCCACGCCGGCTATGCCGATCCCGGCTGGAATGGCAGCACGCTAACGCTAGAGCTGAAAAACGCCCGTCAGCTGCAGCCGCTGCCGATCTACCCAGGGCTCAAGATTGGTCAGATGGTGTTTTTCCGCATGAGCCAGCAACCAGCGCTGAGCTATGCGCAGGTTGGGCACTACAACAATGACAAGCTAGTGGCTGCCTCCAAGCAGTTCCTGAGCCGCAGCCAAATGCCAAGGCTCGATGCTGCATGAGCGCATCGCCTCGGCAGCTAGCCACTTAATCTGCGAGCGCTGGCTAGCCTCCTGCTCAGCCAGTAGCAAGCTGTACTCAAGTAACGCATTCCAATCTTTTGCTGCATGTAGCTGGCGCAACATGTTAGCGTTGGCAGCGCCGTGGAACTGTGCTTCCATTGTGTGAACTAATGGATTCATCATGGCCGACAGCATCAAAGACTACCTCAACAGTATCGCCAAATATCCACTACTGACACCGCAACAAGAGATACAACTCGGCAGGCGTGTCATTAGATGGCAAGAATTAAGACAATGCGACAGGGAGCTAACCCGTGATGAGCAACGCGAGTTGCGAAGCGGTGAACGCGCTAGGCAACGGTTTATTAAGTCCAACCTGCAGCTTGTAGTCCATGTAGCCCGCAAGTACGACAAGCGCAGCAACAAGACGCTTGAGTTGATGGACTTGATCCAAGAGGGCAATATCGGCCTTGCGCGTGCGGTTGAGCTATTCGACCCGTCACGCGGATACAAGTTTTCAACTTATGCCTATTGGTGGATCAGGCAAGGCATTACGCGGGCATTGATCCAGCATGATTCCATAATTCGCCTGCCAACCAGTTTGCATGAGATGCTGTACAAGATAAACCGCACCATGCAGGATCTAAGCCATAAGATCGGCAGACAGCCAACCATGAGCGAAATATCTAACGCGCTGGATATGGACGTAGAAGAGCTGTCATACCTGTTAAAGCAAACCTATAAAGTGACAAGCCTAGACCAGCGTGTTGCTGACACCGAGACCACATGCATCGGTGACAACATTGCTGACCCTAACTACGACAATGACCTGATAGAAACACGACAAGAGATACGCGAATTGATGGATTGTTTTAACAAATACTTAGACCCGTTGACCAAACAGGTAATCCATGCCAGAAACCTTGCGCGGCCTGTCACATGGGCGCAACTTGAACAGCAAACAGGCGTCAGCCGCACCAAGCTGCAAAACCTAGAGCGTCGTGGCATTAGCCGCCTTCGTATGCTGATGAGCAACCCATTAAGCAATACCCCGCTTGGCCATGTCGAAACCAACAATCAGCCGCTATCAGGATGTATGGAGGGTTTGCTTCAACGGTATGTGCCGAGAGCACAGGCAGCAGTGGCAAGCACTAATTTTTTACCATCAGATGCTCAATCAACCAACCAATCCTGAATCTTTAGAACGCGATCAACAGACCACGAATCTTGACGGCTAAACCATTCGCGCCATTCTTCGCTGCCTTTTTTGCGGTTGCAATTCCGACATGCCGGCACAAGATTGCTAGCAACTGTGGCGCCACCTTTATGTCTTGGCTTGACATGATCTAACGTGTCAGCCGGCACGCCGCAATAGGCGCATTGATGTCCCCATGCTTCAAAGATCTGCTGCCTGAATTGATGCTTTGCACTGCGTTTGGATACGAGATTAGAGCCATCAATCGAATGATCCACGCAATTCGGGGATGGGTAGCACCTGGACCGATAAGCCCAGGATGTGATCATTGGACGGCGCTAACTCAGTGAGCCGCGCCACAAAGTCATCTGATACTGCTTCCGGGTCGTCGCTGTCGCTTTCCACCACGATGGTGTACTCAATCTCAAGGACGTACTGCCTCATACCGTTGGCCTGCAGGTGATGTCAACACCACCGCGCTCCCGTGGCCGCAACGTCAGCCATATCCCACCAAGTGACTTAGGCATCACGATGCGCTCAATCGCCCAGCCGCCTGTAGCGCCAAACTCTTGCTTGTAGGTGCCGGTTTGCAGGTGCCAGCGCTGCTCAATCCATGCCTTGCCGTTTTCTGCAATGCGGTAGCACGGATGCGCAACGATGCTGCGCTCGTGGTTGTGGCCGTTAAGCATGATGTCTGCATCAGGTGCGATCTGCGCGTACCGGCCGCCGCCCATGGTGCCTTTGGTGACGATGCCGCCCCATGCGCCGTGGTGGAAGAACAACGTGCAGCGGCGTGTACGGCCGGCTGACTGCCGGAACGCAAACCGCACAAAGCCTTGGTAGCCCATGTGTTCGGTGACCGCGCCATCGTTGCGCATCAGCCGCACCACGTTCTCTAGCGGGTCGATCTCTTGATTGTTGAGCACGGCAGTCTCGTGGTTGCCGTCGCCCATCATCAGGATCATGTCACCGTATGGCCGGAGCAGGTCGGCTGACTCGCGGAACACCAGATCAAAGTAGTTGCCGCCAAGGTGCTCTGGCCTAATGTCGCCTTTGCTGCCGCGCCGATCCTTTTTGCCTTGCATCAGGCAAAGCACGTCGCCAAACATCAAAGCATGACCGCCAATTGCTTTGCACTCATCCAAGTGCTGCAGCAGCAGCTTGCGGTTGCACTTTGGGTTATCTAAGTGGATGTCCGACAGCAGCAGAAAGGTTGCTTCTTCCTTGGTGCTGTTGTACGGTATCCGTATCTCCAAAAGCTCTGGCGATACTCGCGTAGACGTAATCGCCATGCCGTTGGTAGCGGCTTACACAGGCAGTCTAATAAGGCCAAGTGAGACGCGGCCTGCCTTGGCGGATGCCGGTGTGGATAAAGCCCTTGGGTGCGCCTAGTCCAGTGCTGTATGGCCAATGCTTGACGCACCAGTCCTGCAGCTTGTAGATGTCCACGCCGTTGATATACCAGTCAACTGCACCCACGCCAGGTGCATTAAATAGGTGCTCGCTGCCGCTGGCACCACCTACCTGCCGATTGATGGCTGCTGGTCTGTAACCCGACGTGATGATGAGCGGCTTGTTGCCAAATGCACCACGAGCGCGTTCTAGGAATGCTGCCAGCTCAGCT